CCGGTGACGCGCAGGACGGAGTCCAGCGGGAGCGCGTAGTCCACGTCCGTCGCCGTCGCGGAGTAGAAGCTGTAGTCGTGCCGGGCGACACGGACGAAGTCCTCGTCCGTGTCATCTGCCGAGCGGATGACCCAGATTCGCCGGTCGTGGTCGGTGACAATCGCCACTGACTTTACCGCAGCCGACGAGCCGTCCACCTTGGGGTACTGCGCGAACGGGGTGTCGTCCTCCGTGGCCGTGCCGCCACTGACGGAAAAGCGGCGCAGGAAACACCCGGTGTTCACGCCGTCGTCGCCGCCATAGGCCACGAACACGTAGTCACCGATGGACATGGCATCCCAGCGACCGGAGGCGGCAACGTCACCCACGATGGCCGTGGGGCCGGCGGAGAACCCGGTCGGGTTCTCCGGGTCGATGACGTAGTACCGAACCTCCGCGCCCTCCAGCCACATGACGTAGAACATGTCGTTGTGGACGATGACCTTGGGCGACGGGGTGGGCAGGTACTCCGCCACCGTGGTCTCCCAATACTTGCGCCCATCAGCATCGGTGACAGCCAGTTCGACGTGATAGTCCCCGGAGTCGCCGGACTTGTAGGTAGTCCACACCGTGACGAAGATCCCGCCGATGCTCGCAGTGTCCGCTGCGTGCGCCTCGGGGAGCGCCGGCATCGACACGCTGGCCGTGCTGGCTGCCACCGAGGTCATGGAGCCGCGCTCGATCCAGCGGTCCGTCTCTGGCATGTATGCGTAGGCACGGTCGTTGGTGAACGCGACCACTTCCTTCGGGGTAGAGGCGCCGCCGTACAACTGCCCAAGCCTCGTGGTGCCGCCCTCGATGACCGTGGACAGGGCCGTGTAGCCCCACCGCTTCTTGAGCGCCCCAACCTTGTCGAACACGACGTTCTCAAGCTCAAGGAAGTTGGCGGCGTTGACCTGCGGCCACGCAGACTTGGTGTCGAGCGCCCCGGTGAAGGGAATGGAGACGATCTGCGTCTCAGCCATCAGGAGTCTTCCCAGACGGGGATGCGGTAGATGGTTCCGCCGATGACCACCCGGATGTACGGGAACGTGCCCACGTTGGAGTCGGTCGTGTATCTATCAAGCCCTCCAGAAGGAGGAGTGAGCAGGCCGCCCACGAGCCCAATGTCGCCCTCAACGGTCATGAACGTCGGGTGGCCGGACGCCCCGTACATGACGAAGCCGCCGCTGTACATCGTGCCGTTGGGCAGGGACGTGGCGTTGCCAACGTAGATGCACCCGTCGCCAGCGGTATCCCCGCCGTTGACGCTGCTGGCGTCGTCGTCCGCCCCCGTGGCGATCACGAGGCGGCTCTTGCCCGAGCCGGGGGAGTAGACGTGGATCATCGCGTCGTCGTTGCCGGCGCCGATGTGTACGTGACCACCAACCGAGCCACTCGATGCTCCGCCAGCCACGGTCACGTCCCCGCCGAGCCCGCTGGTCGCGGAACCGCCGTACAGGAGGAGCGCACCGCCACTGCTGACGGCCGCGGAGGTGGCCTGCCCAGACAGGGTGAGACTGCCGCCCGCTCCCGCCGACGTGCTCTGCGCCTTGATGGTGACGCCGCTGTTGGCCTTGCTGAACCACAGGCTGGAACTGTTGAAGACGTTGTAGTCGCTGGAGTCGCTGTTCAGGAGCGTGAGGCTGCCTACCGCGCCGATGGCCGTGGAGCCGGTGTAGCTGCGGATGCCGGAGCCCTTCGCCGCGAGGTATGCCCCGTCCGCAAATAGGGCGATGCCGTCCGTGGGGACAGTGGTGGGCTTGGTGTCGGCGCTGCCGAGGAACAGTACGCCATTGCCATCGGGCACTCGGACTTCGGTGGGCTCGATGAGCAGGCCAATGACCTTGCGACGCGAGGACCCAAGGGCCGCCACATGGAGGCTGGTGTCAGTAGACACAAGCTGTACCGCGCCGGACGTGGCGCTCGCTCCGTAGGAGCCGCCCTGGATGACGACGCTGCCACCGTTGTTGCCCGTGCCGTCACCGGCCTGCCCCTCGATGGTGAGGGTCTGCCCAGCAGACGCCGTCGCCCCGGCCTGCTTGATGGTGGGCGAGGTGGTGCCCGCCTCCCACTGGAGGGTGGCTGCCGTCGAGCGGATGGTGAACAGGCCGGCGTTGCCGGTGAGCGCCAGCACCGTAGGCGCAGTGGAGGTGCCGCCGAGGTCCCTGGCGAGTTGGACGATGCCCTCTGCACCCGTGGTGGCCTGCGACATATTGCCGGGCTTCAGCCGCCCCGAGACACCGTTGGTGTCGTCCGTCAGGTCCACCGCGGTGAACTCGTACTCCTGCGGAGTGCCAGCCTTCCGGCGCAGGTAGTTGCCGGCCGTGATGGTGGCGTCGTTGACCGTGCCGTTGAACATCGAGGACAGCGTCCAGCCGTCATCGGTGCAGGTCAGAAGCGCCGCACCCTGGTCAGCGCGCAGGGTGTACGCCGTCGCGGCGCCGTTTAGGGTGTCCGTGCCATCGGGCGCAAATGTGGCCCCGTTGGAACCCGTCACCACGACCACCCAATACTGGCCTTGGGTGATGGAACTGACCGGCGGCAGGGTCACCGCACGGGCGGCGGCGGTAGTGTTGATGCGCAGCAGGGTCTTGTTGGAGCCGGATAGGGTGAAGCCAGCGGACTTCTCCTCCGTCTGCCAGAACCCGTTGCCGAGCACACTCGCAGCCAGTGCGCTGCCAGACGTGAGTTGCACCGACACGCCACCCGCGTTCTTCCAGTAAAGGTCGCCGGACGAGTCGCGGTAGATGACGGCCAAGTCGCTCGGCGGAGACGTCCGCTCCGCGAGTTGCACGACGCGGGCATTCAGGATGCCGTTGTCCCCGAAGTCCTCTTCGTCGTTGTGATTGAGGCCGGCGGACGGCACGGGCACGCCCTTCGTCGGGCTATGGTCGTGCTCGTCGATCGCTTCCTTGTTTCGCTCAATCAGCTCGGCCCAATCGGGGCCGGGGGTGCTGCCAGGGACGCCGATCTCCAGCGCCATGTTGGGGGTACTTGCCATGTCAGAACACCCACAGGGACACGACGTCCGTGCCAGTTGCAGTCAGTCGAAGGTTCAAGGTCGGATATGCAGACGGGGCGGCCTCGTATACGCTCAGTGCCACAGAGCTGCGTACAACGAACCAGCCGCGGGGCTCACGGCCAAGGCCATGCGGCACCTCGGTCGCAGTCGTGGTGACGACCACGTTCTCCAAGAGCCGGCCGTCCAGAATCGACGCGAGCGTCTGGAGCTTCTTGAACGCGGAGTCGACCGCATCCTGAAGCCGCAGGAGCTTGTCGTCGAGCCCGCGGACGGGAAAGAACAACTGAATCAATGGTCCCACCAGTCCCATGGGACCAGACCCGTCCGAGAAGCGTTGTAGCGGCGCGTCTCGGTCACGCGGGAGGGCCCGCCACGGCTGGTCAGCGACCGGCTGATGCGCTCCCGCATCATGGCCTTCTCGCCCTCAAGACCGCTGGTGTCGGACTCCTCTTTCCGCAGGCACTTGATGGCCGCGTCGATCACCACGTACTCCTCCCACCGGAAAGCGATGGGCGACACCTCGATGACGTCCGTCAGGTCAAGCTCGTAGGACCAGCCGGGGATGTAGGCGATGTTCAGGCTCACGGGCCCGGACGGGGACGGTAGAAGGTGGATGTCGTCACCAATCACGCTGTACGCCGTGGGCTGGTCGGACGTGGCGTTCAGGTACTTCTCCCACTCGTCGATGGATACGCGCTCCAGGCGACGGTAGTCGGTGCCGTTGTAGTAGAAGACGTGCCTGATTCGCGACCACAGCACCCGGTTGGACGGGGTCGCGATCGTTGGCGACCGGAGCTGCGCGCTGGTCACCGGGCTGGTCGCGGAGGGCAGGTCCGCGAGGACCGTGACCGCGTCCTCGTTCTTGGAAGCGATCAGGTCGATCAACTCCCAATACGAGTCGGTGACGTAGGTCAGAAGCTCGCTGTCGCTGACCAAACCGTCAGAGTCAGGCATGTCCGCCCGGTTGCGCACTCGCGTAAGAAGGTCAGCTACAGTCGTCGCAGCCATTCGTCACCATCTAGGGCAACGGCCCCCAAAGGCTTTCACCTTCAGGGGCCATCGGTTGTCAGCAGCAGGTCTGAACGAAGTCGCGGAGGGCTTCCTTCAGTTCCTCCACATCGATTCCGGTTGCATCGATCCCGAGCGCGTCGGCCACCCGCATCGCGGCAGCGTTCTCGCCCTCGGAGTCGGCGTACTCCTCTTCCTCGCCCTCGTCCTCCATAGGCCCCATGCCCTTCGACATGGGAGGCTTGGAGGAAGGGCCACCGCCGAGAACGACGGTGATCCCTCCACCCTTGCGCATCAGGAGGCGTTCTTGACGATGGCGAGGACGAACAACTGGTCGCCGCTCGCGGGGTCAGTGGGGTCGACGGAGCCATCGGAGTGGTCTTCCACCGAACAGGTGATCGCGACCGTGGTCACGGGCGCCCCGGTGAAGCTCACCACCTTGGCCTCCAGATCGGTCGGAGTCGCCTGCTTGAGCTGCACGTCCACGTACGCCAGAGCGACGTACTTGTCCGCGAACGTGATGGTGTAGTCGCCCACGTCCGTGCGGGTGAGGGTCATGCCCTCGCCGCAGGTCTTCGCGCCGACAGCGCCCGTGGACCCGATGGCCCACGAACCCGCCAGGATCGTCAGGCCTCGCGTGAGCGAGCCCGCGATCGGATACGTCATCCGGTCAGCCATCAGGCCACCTGCACGTTGATGATCGAGCCCGGCGCCGAGCAACCGAGGTTGCCCATGAAGCCGTACCGACCCTCGACACCGTCCGCGTCCGCCTGACGGAGGAGCATGAGGCCGTCGTCGTTGATGGTGCGGACCAGCGGGCCGAGCGAGTAGAGCTTCAGGTAGTCGAAGTTGACACCGAAGATGCGGCTCGCCGGACAGTTCTGGTCAGCGACCGCCTTGATATCACCACGCGGACCGCGGATGACGATCGAGTTGAACGCCACGTTGGCCGACCCCTTCACGGTGTCATACATGACCTTGCCGTGGAGCGACTTCTCCAGCGCAGCGAACTTGCTGTAGCTCATGAAGAAGTGGGTCAGCTTCATGCCCTCACGCCCCGACAGGGTCGCGGCATCGAGGAGCGCCTCCTCGATCGGACGGCCATCGGTCGCGTCCAGGCGGAGGCCGCCGAGACGGGTGTCCGCCGTGCGGTCGACGCCGAAGAACGCGGTGGACGCAGGGGCCGACGCAGGACACCAGTCCTCAAGGCCGGCGATGCACTTGCGCACGGTGGCAGCGGTGGAGCTGGTGCCGAGAGAGGCGCGGTCGCTCTTGAGGAAGATGTAGTCGTCATTGGCAAGGCCCGAGATGCCGGACACCGCCGCCGAGAACGTGATCACGCCAGTGGCACGGTTCACGCCAGAAACAGTCAGCGTGTCGCCACTGTCACGGAGGTCGTTGTAGCCGGGGCCGCTCGCGTCGTCGCTGAACTGCACCACCTGACCAACCTCAAAGTTGGCCACGTCCTCAAGGTTCTTGAGGGTGATGGTCGAGCCCGACGAGCTACCGACCTGACCGATCTCGCCCCAGCCCGTGCGGAACAGGCGGATGGCGATGTCTCGCTTGAGCTGGTGGATGACGCCGTCGATCTCGGTCGTGGCAGCCTTCAGGAAGGCGCCCTCGTCCGACTCGGTGGCCTTCATCGTCTCGCCGTCGATGATGGCGAAACCGTACCGCTTCACGCGGGTGAGGTTGAACGCCTCCACCTTGCTCGACGCAGTGCCACCGGCCGTCTTCGCGGTCGCGAAGTCGGCGCTGGTCGTCTGCGGGTTGCCGTAGAGGATCGGAATCGGCATCTGCTTACCAGGGAACCGCGTCACCTTCGGCACGAGGGCCAGGAACGGGTTGTCCTGATAGACCATCTTCTCGACACGCTGGTCCGTGTACCAGTCCTTCAGCATGTCGTTGAACGCAGTAAGATCGAGACCCATAGTTCACTCCGAAAAAGCAATCAGCCGGTGCGCCGCATTCGGTGCTTCTTGACCAGCGCGTCGATCGCATCCTCGTAAGGAAGGTCGAGTAGCGGGTCGCCCGAACGCTCAGTGCGCGGGGAACTGACCATGTCGTTGGTCAGCGTGGTTGCCGCTCTTGCTCGCGCGGCAGGCTTCTGCTCTTGCTTCGGAGACGCATCCTGCGTCCTGGCGGCCGTACCTTCCTCCGACCGGAACTTCTTGGCGCCGCGGACCTTCTTGCTCTTTTCGTAGAGGTCTGCCTCTACGGCGTCGGCGGCGTCCTCAATCTCTGGAAGCACCCCATGCTGCTGGAAGTGCTGCTCAATCGTTCGCCAGACTCGGTCGTGATCCCCGTAGAGGGTAATCAACTCGTACTTGTCCGAATTGCCGGCGATGAACTCGTTGATGTCAGCCCGGAACTGACTGATGGCGGCGGCTTCTGCCTGCGCACGGGCACGAGACTCAGCCTCCTCACGGGCGCGGCGCTCGGCCTCAAGCCGGGCCTCCGTCTCGCGGCGGAACTCCGCCATCTGGCGCTCAAGGTCGCGGGTGATGACGGCCTGCGGGGTCTGCTCCTGCACCACCTCGTCGACCGCGTCCTTGACCGAGAACCCGGCCATCTCCAACAGCCCGCGGGGGCTGCGGCGATTGCGCTCAAAGAGCTGCCGGAACTGGTCATACTCCTGCGCCTTGGCAGCGAGCCGCTGGCGCTCCTGCTCAACGAACTGGCGGGCCTGCTGCTCGACCTTCGCCGCGTGCTCCTGCACCTGACGCAGAGCCGTCTCCGCAGCCTTCTCGCGCTCGACGACCGCCTTCTCCCGGCGGGCCAGGGCAGCGAACTTCTTCGCCTCCTCCGCACGGAGCTTCTTCGGCTCGGGCTCAGGCTCCTCGTCTGTGTCCGGCGCCTCCTCCTCGGGCTCGCCCTCGGGCTCGGCCTCAGGGGCGTCTTCCTCAGGCACCGTCGCCTCAGGCTTGGCCTCAGGCTTCGGCTTGCCCTTGAGGACGGGGTCAGCACGCTTGGCGACGAACTCGTCGATCTCAGCGTCCTGCTTGGCCTCGGGAGAGGCATCCGCGGGGGCCGGCTCCGCCTTCTTGGCGGCCTTGGCTGCACGGGCATCCGCAAGCTGCGCACTTCGCTTCTCAGCCTTCTCAGCCTCCGCCTTGCGGGTGGTGAGAAAGCTCTCGATCTCAGCTTCCTTGGACGCCTCTTCGGGCGTCGTCACGACTGTCTCTTCCGCCATTCCTGCTCACAAGCGCACGTCTAACCCTGCCTCCCGCCACTCGCGGTCAGCATCGTTGGGGCTCTGGTCCTGCGCTCAGACCATCGGCATCTGGCCGCCCATCCCGGCCAGCGGGAGTTGCGGCATCGGAGGCTGCTGCGGGAAGCCCTGGATCGGGCTCGCGATCCCACCGGGGGTCGCCATCGGGTCGGGCTGCGCGCCACCACCCATCGCGCCGGCCATCTGCGCCATCATGTCGCGCGGGTCGGGCGCGGTCGCCTGGGCAACCATCGTGTCCACCGCAGCGATGAACTGGCGGACCTTGGCGAGGTCTTCCTCGCGGGCACCCTCCACCTTCGCGCGGAGGTACGCCTTCACGGCGAGGCTCTTGGCCAACTCAAGGTTGTAGAAGGGCTCGGGCGGATCGTACTCCTCGCCGCGCAGCATCCCGTCCACCACCTTGCGGATGGCGTTGCGGTTGGCCAGATCGAGGCTCGTCTCGTCTTCCACGTCAGGCAGGTCCAAAAGGAGCTTCGCCTGATCGGGGCTGATGAGTTGGTTCTGCGCCATGTCCACGATCTGGTCATAGCGACCAGACGGAGTCGTCGGCAGGATGCCCGTCGCGTACACACGCATCACGAAGCGGTCCTCGTCGAGGTCCACGTCCGACCAGCGGATTCGCTCCACCCACTTGCGCGACTTGGAGTTGACCTCCATGTCCACGCCATCGGCGTAGAGGTCCCTCGACAGGTCCACGACCTTGCGGGCCACGTCCATGTAGAACCGCTCCCAACGCTGGCCGCAGAGCGCGAAACGCTCGCTCTCGATGTCGCTGTACTCACGCAGCGCCTTGCCAGAGTTGAGCCCCGCAGGCTTCTGCGCCTGGGCAGCCATCTGACTAATTCCGGTGATCTCGTACGCCTTCTGGAACAGCCGTTCCAGATGGACGTAGATTTCCTCGGGCATCGCGTTGGTGAGCCCGAACTGCGGCGGCACGTTGTTGTACCGGATGATCGTGCCGATCTCGTTGTTGACCTCGGAGGCGTCGATGTCAGCGCCACGCTCAAGGGCCACGTACGGGCGGCCAAAGCGCGTCTGCGCGAGACGGATGTCCTCCAGAAGGCGGTTGATCTCCTCCTGAATTCCGGACACCTCCTCGATGAGCCCAGGGCCCCAGAAGCCCTCCACGGGCTCCTGCCAGAAGAAGAACACGAAGGGGAAGTCCGTCTTCGTGTAGCTCTCGTCCAAGAGGTCAGCGTTCTCGATGCTGATGACGTGCCGGCCGTCCATCCCGCCCTTCGTTGAGGCGAGGTGCCAGGACTCGACGACCCACACCATGGACGACGATACGACCGTGTCCTTGAAGGTCTGGTCGGTGTACGAGGTCGCCTGCTGGACCGTCATGATGTACCCGCGCTTCTCGGGGAACATCCCTGCCAGCACCTCGCGGTGGACGCGGCGACGGTGATGGATCTGGCGAGGCTTGCCGTACAGGCCGTCAGTCGGGTCGATGAACAGCTCGCGAGGCAGGACGCGCTCGCATGCCACACGGTCACCCTTGAGGAACACCTTGAGGCAGCCGCCGTCACCGATGCAGGCGTCGCGGAACACGAGCTGCCCGTGGCGGTATACGTCCATCTCGTCGAACACGCCGTCGCAGTACGCAGTCAGGCCCTTGGCCCGCTCCTGCGCATCGAAGTCGCCACGGCTGGTCAGGAACTCGGGACGCGGGCGGTGCTTGGCGATCTTGCTGGCAGCCGTGTCGGTCGTGGACCGGGCAACGTTGTACGTGACGCGGCCACGCTTGTACTCGCCAATGCGACGGCGGTCCTCGTACATCGCGCGCCACTCGACGAGACTGTCGAGCCGGGTGCGCGTCTCGCTCTCGATGCGTCCGACGAGCGCAAAGATGGACTCAAAGAGGTTATGC